TGTAGAAAAATTCTGTAAGGATAGATTATACGATCTAGACACTAGTCAGGTACAGTTACCAGCAGATAGGCCTAGTCTGGATCAGGTACGAGAATTTTGCCAGGGACTGAATCTGGGTAGTCGAGGTCAAAGCATCGAAATTCGAGACTACCAGATCGATGCTATCTGGACAGCACTCAAAGAAGGTAGAAAATTACTGCTAAGTCCAACTGGCTCTGGCAAAAGTCTAATCATTTATTGTCTGATGCGCTGGTGCCTGGAACGAAATCGAAACCAACTTATCATTGTACCAACTACTAGTCTAGTTGAACAGCTATATTCGGACTTTAAAGATTATAGTTGTCTGAACGGTTTTGATGTACCTGACCATGTCTATAGAATCTATGCTGGTCATGAAAAATCAAATCTTTATCCTGTAGTCATTAGCACCTGGCAAAGTTTATATAAACTACCCAAGGCATTTTTTGTACCGTTTCATTGTGTATACGGTGACGAAGCACATCTATTCAAGGCCAAGAGTCTGAGCAGCATAATGCACAAATGTACCAATGCACACTATAGATTTGGTACAACCGGAACTCTGGACGGAACTAAAACTCATAGATTGGTGCTAGAAGGGTTGTTTAGTACTGTGCATAAAGTCACGACTACTAAAAAGCTCATGGATAACCAGCAGCTGGCTGATCTTAAAATCTATAATATTATACTTGAATATCCTGATGAAGCCAGAAAGGCCAGTAAAGAATTTTCCTACCAGGAAGAAATGGATTACCTGGTTCAGCACAATCAACGAAATAAATTCATTCGAAACCTAGCCATTAGTCAGACCGGTAATACTCTGGTACTGTTTCAGTATGTTGAAAAGCACGGTAAGATGCTGTATGACATGATCTGGGCCAAAGCACAGGATCGTGAAGTATTTTTTGTCTATGGCGGTACCGATACCGAGCAACGAGAGCAGGTCCGACAATTGACAGAGAAAGAAAATTCTGCTATTATTGTGGCTTCGTATGGCACATTTTCTACAGGAATAAATATTAGGAACCTGCATAATATCATTTTTGCCAGTCCGACAAAAAGTAGAATTAGAAACCTACAAAGCATAGGGCGAGGTCTAAGAACCAGTGAAACCAAAGATGCCTGTAATCTTTATGACATCGCCGACGATCTCAGCTGGAAATCCCATAAAAACTTTACATTATTGCATATGATTGAACGAATTAAAATTTATAATGAAGAACAGTTTAACTACAATCTAGTAAAGGTTAAGCTATGACCGATAGTTCGCTTTCCTGTAAAGTTCTTAGATTGACCAATGGTGAGCATATCATTGGTTATACTGACGACGCTTGTGAAAATCTAGCCAATGCCAGATCCATAATGTTCATGGAGCCCATGTTACTAACATCCATACGAATCCCCCGACCCTCGGGCATAGCCGAAAGCTATATCATGTATCCTTGGATGCCTTTAACTGATGATAAAGTCATAGAAATTAATAGTGCTTGCATTGTAAGTGTAGCCAATGCCAGACCCAGTTTCCGAGAACAATACGAAAAATTCGTAGATCAAATTAATGAACAAAATAATGAAACCGAAATTACCGAAGTTGATATTAATCGGCTATCAACTTCAGGCAGCATCAAAGACCTTATTGAAAAACTAACCGAGGACCTTCAGTCCGACGACGAGGAAGAACAAGATCATGGAAACTGGGAACCCCCAACAAGAACCCTCCACTAAAAAATCTGGAGCGCACTATGTTGATAACAAACAATTTTATAATGCTCTGGTCGAATATCGTAATCAAGTAGTTGAAGCGCAGACCAAAGGACTAGAGAAACCGCAGATCAGTAATTACCTGGGCGATTGTTTTATTAAGATTGCAACACATCTTAGTTATAAAGCTAACTTTATAAACTATACCTTCAAAGACGATATGATCAGCGATGGCATTGAAAATTGTTTAGCCGCAGCCGATAAATTTGATCCAACTAAATCTGCTAATCCATTTGCCTACTATACGCAGATAGTTTACTTTGCTTTCATTCGAAGAATTCAGAAAGAAAAGAAACAGCAGGCTACTAAATATAAAATCATTGAAAACATGGACATTGATGATATCATCAATACCGAAACTGATCTAGGTGAATACAGCAATCAGTTTTTGGACTACATGAAAAAGCAATTAGATCAGGTCGATATCGATCGTAGAATGATTAAAAAACCGAAAAATAATGTTTTGGCAGAAGAATTAAACGAAAATATTGACCCCGAAAGCTAAATATACTACAATGTTGAATATTGAGGAACATTATGAGTAAAATTAAGATAAGTGAATTGTTTTACAGTATACAGGGCGAAGGCCGTTACATGGGTGTGCCCAGTGTGTTTCTAAGAACCTTTGGCTGTAACTTTACCTGTGATGGCTTTGGCATGCCCCGAGGAGAAAAGAGTGACGAACGAGACATCATTGCACAACATGCGGATCAGTACACGGATTATAAATCTTTGCCTTTGGTTACTACAGGTTGTGATAGTTACGCTAGTTGGGATGTTAGGTTCAAGCATCTTAGCCCTGTTGTGTCTGTTGATGGTATTGTTGATGCCATTCTACATATGCTACCTCATGGCAAGTGGACAAGTGAGCATTTGGTCATTACAGGAGGTGAACCACTCCTCGGCTGGCAAAGAGCGTATCCGGTTCTTCTCTCGCATCCCGACATGGTCAATCTCCAAGAGATCACGTTCGAGACCAACGGCACCCAAGAGCTAACCGACGAATTTGGTGACTTCCTGCATAAGTGGGTTCATTTTCGCAGACAGGATGCCCTAACTTTTAGTGTAAGTCCCAAGCTAAGTGTTAGTGGGGAAAAATGGTCAGATGCCATTAAGCCCAAAATTGTAGCTGAATATCAGCAACTGGGTTATGTGTATTTAAAATTTGTTGTAGCCACCGAAGAAGATGTTGCCGAAGCCGAACAAGCCGTAAAAGAATATACTCATGCTGGTTTTAAGGGACCTGTATACCTAATGCCCGTGGGCGGAGTAGAAAGTGTCTATGCCATGAACAATAAAAATGTTGCATTGATGGCAATGAAGAAAGGCTGGCGTTATTCGGATAGACTTCAGGTTCCGTTATTTAAAAATGAGTGGGGAACCTGATGCAACGGTTTCCAAGTTATTGCTGCCAGAAATGTGGAGAGCACATAGGCTGGTTAGGCAGATTTTTCAATATTCTCTTACCCAGGTGGCATCGTTGCCCACCAACCGAGAGAGATTCTAACAATTGGGGTATTTAATGAATAAACTAGTAGAAGAAGCACCTTATCATCCTGGCTATGAAGGTGCTGTATTTGGCAGACCCATGAGCGAAGTAATTCGAGAACGCATTCGAGAAGGTCAGACCCGATTCTTTGCCAATGATAATATATCAGCATTTATTCAGGGCGAAGAAGAAATTGATCGATTGGTCGATGAAGTAGCTGACAAATTCCAAGATGTACTACGAAGTCTGGTTATTGATACCAGCAACGATCATAACACACAGGACACCGCTCGTCGTGTAGCCAAGATGTTTATTCGTGAGACCTTTAGAGGTCGTTATGCAAATCCTCCCAAGGTAACCGCATTTCCCAATGCTGGAAATTATGATGAACTCTATGTCACTGGTCCTATCACTATTCGCAGTACTTGTGCGCATCATTTCCAAAATATTGTTGGTCGGTGCTATATTGGCGTTTTTCCTGGTCGTAATGTTATTGGCCTTAGTAAGTTTAATCGTGTAGTTGATTGGATTGCTAGCCGTCCGCAGATTCAAGAAGAAATGACCATCCAGATTGCTGACGCCATTGAGCGTGAAACCGAAGCCGAAGGCGTAGCAGTTTTAATGCAGGCCGAACATCATTGCATGACGCATCGAGGTGTTAAAGAGCATGAAAGCGATATGACAACCAGTGTTATGCGAGGCAAGTTCAGAACCGATGCATCGCTCAAGCAGGAATTTTTTAGCATTGTTGGTAAAATGAAATGACTCAGGTCATGATCGATATTGAGACACTTAGTACTCAATACAATGCTGCCATACTAAGCATAGGAGCGGTCAAATGGGAGGAATCGGAAATTGTCGATACCTTCTATATTAACGTGGATCCCAAATCCTGCAAGGAACTGGGGCTCCACGTAGAACACAAGACTGTTGAATGGTGGATGAAACAAAGTGCCGAAGCTCGTAAGGCATTATTAATTGATCAAAAGACATTGACAGATGCTCTTAAAGCATTTAGAATCTGGTATGGTTCAAAAAGTTTACCAACCTGGGGCAATGGTG